CTTCCATCCTGCTTGTACTCCAGAAGCCGGGGCCGGAATACGCTTCACGGATCGAGGGCAGGACGTTCTTGCTCCACTGTCGTTCGGCGGGCTGCTCGTAGGCCGTTTTAAACAGGGTGTCCACATCCTGTTGCGTGTACGGCTCTGCGCCCATCTCGCCGGACAGGATGTTCGTCAGCGCTTGGCCCGTACTGCCGTAGCCGGGCATGTAACCCGGCTGGAGATATTGTTCCCAGCCGCCGACATTGGTAGCTGCCTGCTGCCCTGGGGTCATGCCGGCCACGCGCTTGCCCTGGTAGACGTTTGCGCCTGTGCCGACTTGGGGACCGTATTGAGAGAGAATGTTTGTGAGCCATTTGGCCTGTTCGGGCAAGTAAGATTTGGAACTGCTCGACGAGCTGCTCGTGCCGAAACTGCCGCCGTATGAGAGTGCCATTATCGGTTCCCTTCAAGGACAGGGGAGAGAATTTCGATCTCGCGGACCTCCCAGGCGGAGCCGCTGGAGTCCATCAAAGCAAACTGAATCTGTGCCGCAGTGCGGTTGATCCAAGCCGTTTTTACGGCCCAGGTGCCATCCAGAGTCCACGTCGTATCGCACCGCACCCAGCCGCTACTCGCATCGAAATGGGACGTGCGATAGTAGACGTTGATCTGGGTTGGCTGGCCGCTGGTTTGACTCTTGGCGGTCACCCGGAGGCCCGGCCATCTTTTGTTCCGGCCGGGCGTGCCGCCGTCGAGGATGGGGGTGACGTGCTGGGCCTGGACATCGGACCCGGCGAGAGAGCCGGATAGAGTCTGTTCCACGGCCATAAGGTTCGCCGAGTTGGTGCCGATGAGCAGGGATTCCCGCGTCTGGTACACCTGGAGCGCTTGGGCATAGGAATTACCTCCATCCGTCCAGACCGTGAACGGTACACCCGCAGGCGTGGTCGTCGCATCCGGGGCCACGGCGCAACTGGAATCCCGCTCGTTCAGAGCGAGGTACGTATTGCTCATGTCCTGAATCGAGTAATAGTGGCATCCGTACCGGCAGCCGGTGTAACCGGACCCGTCTTCGACCAGGACAATATCGCCCACGGTCATATCCGTCAGGAAGGCCCCGGTGGCACAAGCGAGATAGGCGCCCCCGGCGCACCACGTCGCATTGCTCACCTCGGACGTTAGAGTGCGGGAGAGCTCACAGAGCGCATCGCCGTACCGCTTGGTGGCGTCTCCCGCGTCGGAAATATCGTACGGGCTCAAGTGGGTCAGAACGCGGGTGTAGGTGTCCCCGGTCGTCCCCGTGATCGTGCCCAGGACACCCACCGCCGTAATCCCGCCGGTGGCCATGTGGCTCGTATCGTCGCTGTAGTCCGCCAGCATCCACGAGCCCTGGAGCAGGTCGTACCAGTAGGCTTTCGTGGGATACATGCCGCCGGTGGGCACGAAGAAGATCCCCAATCGCTCCGCGTTCACGTCCAGGGTCATCCAGCAGCGCTTCAGGTGCGTGCGCTCGATGTCCCGGTAGAGATAGTCCTTGATCTTGTCCCCGATGGCCTGCTTGATGGTCCCGCCGTAGTAGGCGTAGACATTGTAGTCCGAGCCGACGAAGTAGTGGACGTTGCCGTGCGGGGCCAGCAGGTGATGGGAGAGCAGGCCCAGGTCGTGCACGACCGGGCGCGGATCGAAGACCGTAGTGGACCCGACGTACCGCAGGTTCCAAATGGAGTTATTCTGGTAGATGTAGTATTCACCAGCCAGCGGCCCGGACCAGACGTTGATCCCGCCCGTATCGCGCAGGTCCACTGCGCCCGCGCCCGTACCGCTGTACGTCTGGAGCTTGCCGATGGCGGGCCAGCGCACGCGCGGCCGGTTCTCCACCCAGACCCGGCTGCTGGCATCGTACTCAAAGGGAGAGACCAAGATCAATCGGTTCTGGAAAGTGCCCACTTGGAGTGCGCGATGTCTGGTCTCTCCCGAATAGCCGCCCGCGCCAACGAGGTCGGCAAAGTCCGTTTCGCCTTCGCCCGCCCAGCGCTGAATGTTCGACAGGCCCCCATCGCAGATAATCACGTGCTCGTAGGCGTGGGCCTGGAGCGTGTTATCGTTGAAGTAGATGTCGGAATCGTCGTGGGAAATCACTACCCAACTGACGGGATGGTCGATGTCGGAATCGAGTTGGACCCCGCTCTGGGTAATATCGTCCCATTCGGAGTTGATGAAGTCCCGGCGCATAATCTGTTTGCGGGTCAGGGCCAGCAGGAAATCGTTGTTGTTGATGGTGCAGGTGAAAAAGGCCGTGATCGCATCGCCGCCCGCCGTCAAGCCCGTGGGCGTATGCCAGTCGGCGTAGCCCGGCGCGGTCCGGGCAATCCCCTTCTCATAGAAGACGTTCTTGGACCCGTCCGCCGCCTCCCGTGGATTGAGTTGGTTGATGGGCAGTAAAGCATTGAGCCCCTGGTCGATCATGGCTATATAGACATCAGGCATAGCTTAGTATCCCACCGCAAGCCACATAAACGGCACAGTGCCCGCAATACTATCATGGCGATCAATCTTGAACCCGGCGACCGTAGGAGCCTCGGACAGGGCCATGTACTCGACTTCTCCAGCATGTATCCGTGTGATCTGGACGTTCTGGCAGGCATGGGGGAAGGCGACGGCGAAAGTGAAAGTCTCTTCCGTATCCACAGTGGAGTTGGCCGTGCCCATCTTCATAATCACGCCGTTGGGCAGGGTGAGACTCTCACCGCCCGCCCAGACGGTCGGATCGTAAAACAGTCCCAGGCCGGCGGTGCCGCCGAACACGGCCCCCGTTCCATCCACCTGCAAATCTCCGGCAATGGTCACATCCCCGGCGAATCCGGCGGTCGAGAAATCCGCCCGGTCCAGGACCGTGAGCGTACCGTCGATGTTCGTATTGCTCATATCGCAGGGGCCGTGGATATTCGTGGTCCCATCCAGCAGGGCCGCGCCCTTGACCGTCAGGCTGGCGTCGATATTGGCAATGGTCATATCCACGCTGGCGTCGAATTGCGCCGCTCCCGTCCAGGTAATGTCACCGCCCTTGTACTGTTTGTCGGGGTCGAGTAGGAGAATGGTGGGATCGGACGCAGCCCCGGTAATGCACCATAAGGTCTGATGGCCCGCCGAGTGAACGATGCCGCTGTTCTGAAACAGTGTGGCGTCTGCGGCCCCGGTCACATCGGCCGTGCCATCGACGTGCTTGAGCACTTGGCAGTAGCCGGGAATATGCTCGCCGCCGGCAGTGTCGTCACCGAAGGTTTCGTGCTCCTTGCCCACGCGCTTGCGCACGGCCTTGGCAAGATGGTCCAAGCCCCGATAGGCCAAGCCGATGGGCTGGTCCACGTCAATACCTTCGCACAAGTCCCAACTTATACCGTCGCCTTCCGGGTGTACGCCCATATACCTGCGGGAGGCGTGGGCAAGATCGGTGCGTTGCAGCGTGCAGCCATTACGGCGAATGAGATGGACAGCCATTACTCACGGACGCCCTTTCTTCGCCTTCTCTTTTCCGTGAGTGTTCATCGAACCACTGCCGAATATACGCCAAGTCCTCGGCGGTGTCAAGAGACCTGTATGGATTATCCCGCCTACAATCCGACAAACTTAATCCGATATGATAGAGCAGATTTCGCCGGGGCCAAGTCCCCACATGCTCTCTTTCATCGGGCGCCACAGCGTATTTGTCTGCGCTTTCCAGGGCGGCTCGTGTGAATATCTCCACGTCGGCCCCATCCACGCCATTGTAGAAATAGTCCACCCTGAGCTTTTCAAACTCCGTCAGGGCCTCGTCAATATGCTGCGCTTGGAGCATGGGGCAGTCCGAAGTCAGCCGGACAATCAGGTCCAGGTTGTCCGCGCGGGCGCATTGAACGTACTCGGCCAGGCAATCTCTCGGCCCAGTGTAGAGCTGGGCGTGGAGTCTCAGATTGCCCCAACTCTCGGCTTCCATTTCCGTGTACTCATGGATGGCAAGGTCCGGGGTAGTTACCCAGACTACATCCACCAATTCCGCGCCCAGGGCCGCGTCGATCACATAGTCCAGCACCACTTTGCCCCCGATGGTCCGAAAGACCTTGTGGGGCAGACGAACACTGTCGAGACGGGCTTGAATAATGGCGCCGACGCGGGTCATACCTTCACCATGCGGGCGCCACAGACAGGGCAGCACAGTCCGAATTTCGGCCTCAGTTTTTCCACGTCACACTCGGCCGCCGTCGCCAACTGCTTCACGTACTCGTCGGTCAGGACATAGAGGGGCTCGCCGCAGACGTTGCACTGAAGCGTGCGAAAGAACTCGGATTGCTTGCGCTGAATCGTCAACTGCCGGTAATCGTTCGGGGACCGGGGCCAACTGTACCCGAACCGGCCGGGGGGCAACTGCTCAATATAGTCCACGGCCCGGTCGCTGGCCTTGCCGTCCATGACGCCGTACCGGCCCTCTTGCAGTTCCTTGATCGTCTCGGCGTTGGCGTTGGAACCCCCGGCCTGGCCTATCAGGGCCTCTACCAGGGCCTCCACATTATCGAAGCGGGGCGAAACACGGGAGATGGCCGATTCGCCCACGCCCCACCAATTCGTACTGCCTTCGGCATTGACATCCCCATATTGGAACGCCGGGATGCCAAGCAGGTGGGCGCTCACAGCCGCCGTGGACCCGGCGTGGATCAGGGCTTGGCAGTTCGGCAGCATATCCAGCATAGGACATTCCGCGTCCAGGGGAATCTTCAACTCCTGCGCCAACTGAGTGTAGGGGGCCGTATTGACCCCGGCATGGCAGGACAACAGGATATTCCACCGGCCCGTCGTCAATTCCCGCAACCGGCGCACCATTGCGAAGTGCCGCTCCCGGCCCTTCTCGTCCCGCCGGGCCGCCGTCAGATCATCCGTGTGCAGGTCCGGAGAGGAATCGGCGAAGCCCCAGGGCGAACTGATCAGGACCGTAGGCTGGGCCGGGTCCAGATGGTACTGCTCATAGAAGGCCGGGCCTTTTTTCATTCGGCCCTTGAGCGTTGCGTCAAAGTAAATATCCAGTCCGATCGCGCCCACGGGCACGGCCCGGCCGCCGTAATTGCGGCGATTCAGGATGTCCGCCTCATCGGCGCTCCAAACCAGTTCCAGGTCCACCTTGTACTCGTGCCCGCCCAGGATCTCCATGCGGGCCGCCGGGCCCATCTTCTTCCAGTCCTGCCAGCTACAGGACGGCTCCGTGTGCCGGGTAATCACCGTGCAGCCGAAGCGCTTGAGTTCTTCCACGAAGTCCCTGCTGTTCGGATTGCGAATCGGCGGCACAAGGACCGTATCCGGCTGGTATTCCAACACGATTTGCCGCCCTTCTCTTAGGCAGGGCGCGACCTTGACCGTGTGGCCCCGCGCCCGGAGCTTGTCGGCAATCATGCCGTCAATGTACTTGTCCCGGACGGGCGAAGCCGTGAGAATCAGGATGCGGCGGGCCGTGACTTCGGAACACTTGACCGGAATCAGATAGTCGCACTCCCCCGCTTCGATGGGCTGGTAGGCCTTTCTCTCACCTTCGAGAATCTTGCCCCAATCGGCATCGTCCCGGTGTGGATTGCGCTGACGGCGCAGGATGTACCAGTCCTTATGCATGACCGGCATGGAGACGATCACTACTTGCTTGGCCCCGGCCTGCTTGGCGCACTCGATGAAGGGTTGCCGCCGGTCCCTGGTCAGATTGCCCGCGTCCACTACGGGATCGTAGCCCCGGCCCAGCAGTTCCTTGATGGAGGCCAGCATGGAAGCGTCGATGATCGGGTCCATTTCGGCATGGTACTCGTACTGCCCGTGCAGCATCTGGCGGTAGGAATCGGCCGAGACAATGCGGGCGCGGGGATGGCGTTCGCAGAATTTGCGCGCCCAGGTGGACTTGCCCGAGCCCAGGAACCCGTGCAGCAGGTAGAGAGTGGGACCGTCGGCATGGACGACCGCCGCGTCCCAACTGGAGAGGGCCGTATCCTCTTCCAGCATGGCACGGTCCTGCATACTCTTCCAGACGGCGCGGGCCTGCTCCACGAACTGGTCTTCCGTGGCCGTGCGCCGGTCCAACTCGCGGATTATCTGCGGCCACCTGCCGTTGCAGAGGGCCATCCCGCTCAGGAATATCTTGTCGGCGCAGTTGTAATCCCGGCACTCCGGGGGCCGCACGGCCCGGTCCAAGCGGCAGCCGTGCTGCGGGTCGAAAAAGCCGTACTGGTCCGTCCAGTGCTTCTTGATCTCGTCCGGGGCCTGCTCGTAGAACGCCCGCTGCGCGTTGCGGCAGCCTCGGCAACAGTACCCCTGCTCCAGTCCGCGCGGGCAACGGCCGTTACAGTCCTTGTGCTCCATCACGATTGGTTCTCCTGGGATAGAATGGGGTTGCCTCTCGCGCGCCTGCGCGAGGTGCGCCGTGTCCGCCCGCCGTAACCACACTGGAAGTGGGCGATCTGCGCCGTGTGATAGGGCGCATCAGTACGCACATCCGCCCCCGCCCCCGTCAGCGTACCGTATCGGTCCCGGCGCCAGTCGCTTAATCGCGTTTAACGCTTTCCTTTGGGAGATCTTTCCCTGGGACAGCGCCTTCAGAATGTCACTAAGCGATTCATCCTTCTTGTTCTTCTTCTTAGCCATTTGCCATCCTTTGTAGAATTCTCCGTTGTAGTATAAAACAATTTTGATTTCTTGTTGAGGATCTACAGGGCAGGGCCTACACCCCGTCAACAGTCCGCACATCTGCCGGAAGTTGACTGGCATC